TATCTTTTTTAGGCTTCATAATCTCTGCCTTTAGTTTCTGTTTGTCTAATCTGTGCGCTAAATAGACGTGTATCACATGGACATTTAAATTTTCTACTGTTTCGTATATCCAAATCTTACCCTTTGCTAACTCATCAATGGTTGCATACCATCCCCACTTTTCAAAGTAGTCACTTGCAACTCTTCCCTCACTTGTTCCTCCTCCGTAAATCTCTGGATATAGTTCAGCAATTCTTGTGACAAATTCACAAAAAAAAACAATGCGCCATTTACTACGTTCATCGGAGTAAGTTTCATTAACTCTGACCATTCACTCGTGCCGTTATATGGAACTACGGAATAGTTTCCAAACGTGTCTTTATCCTTTATCGGCCTGAACAAAATAGCCATTAAGTTATGTAAGGTTTCTACATCCTCTTTATACTTGCTTAAATCGAAATACTCTGCTCCTGTTATCTTATCTAAAGTAATAAATCCAAACTCAATACCCTCAATAGTAAATCTATTTACAAATTCAATCGGTGTATTTAAAGCAATATCTATTTGCTCTAACGTTTCATCAATATCCTTTTTAGATAAGCCGTCTATTTCATTCGGCTTTAATCCTGTAAATATTTGTATCTTTCTAACGTTGTGTTGATTGTTATCCAATCCCTCACGCTGTAAAAGGTCGTAATACTTTTGGTATTGCAATAAAGTAATGTCTTGACTGTTCTCAGGTAAAATAATCTTCATACTATAATAATAAAAAAAAGGGGTTTTTGTTACTCGCTAACGGATTGTTATACCAAAGTTTCTACCTAAGTGATACACTACATTGTAACGTATTCCATCAATAGCGTGGTTGTAGTTATCCGAATAAAGTTTTGAGGACTTATCTAAATAAACATAGTTGTTTAATTCCTTAGCAATATTGTGGCTGTTTTGTTCTACGATTATCTCAAAGTCCTGCATTAAGGAAACACCAAACTCAATCGGCGGTTTATCACATCTTACTATATTATTTCCTTTGTGTCTTAACTCATCAATCAATCGGCTTTCTGCGTTGTCCCCAATTATTAAAGACCTGCCTGAATACGATTTATTAAGTTCAAATATTTCAGTAGTTGTTAGTTTGACTTTGTAGAAACATTCCTTAACGTAGATAATTTTTTTCTTTTTATCGATAGCAACTTCGGTTAAAGTTGTCGGGTCTATTGAGTAACCGAAATCCTGACCGAATGAAGTTTGTAAGTTGTCAGGGTTAAACTCTCCGAACTTCCAATTAGTAAACACAACACCCTCAGCTTTATCTAACCAACCTCCAAGTATAACGTGTTTATATTTTAACGGGTTAGTTGTTTTAATGCGCTCTATTTGATTGATAAAACTTTCAGATAGGTTTTCTTTATTGTCTAAATACGTTGTATGTATGTACGTTGTATCGTTGCTTGTTTTATTACTACCCTCTTGAACGCCTCTACTTTCAAAGAAGCGATTGTAAATAAAATGTTCCTTTGTTGCGGGATTAAGGATTAATATAATTCTATTCTGTATTGTTTGATGCCGTATTGATAAATCAATTTTATCAAATATATCCTCATCAATAAGTTCTTCCGCCTCGTCAAGTACCCAAGTAGTAACTCCTGCTAAAGATTTAAGGTTTGCCGTTTGTGTTCCACTTCCTGTTTTAATTCCTTTGAATAGAATTTTAGAACCAGTCTTTAAATTTATTATTTCGTCTTTGGTAATGTAGAAATCATTTTGTAGTTGTGCCGTTTCAATCTTATCTATAAACTCAGGTATAATTGATATGTGTGCTGAGGTTAAAGTATAACGTGTAAATAGTATTGTGTGACCTGTTTCGTATGTAAGCAAAAGAAGAAAGAGGTTAACGGAATATGATTTACCGCTACCTCTACCACCCGATACAATAAAGTATCGGCTATCGCTTCCTAAAGCTTTGTATTTATTCTTTACTATTATCAAACTTAAACAATTCTTTTATATCAAAGTTATTAAGATTAACATTTTGGTCGATTGTTTCTTTAGGCTTACCTAAGTAGTATTCTAAGAATAGCTTAATAGCTTGTACATCTCCTTTGACCGTTGCAATCTCTTTTAATTTTTCGATTACACTTACAATTTCATCAGGTGTTGACGCTTTCTCTAATAAGTCTAAGTATTGATTTTTACGTTTATCAACACCTAAAGATTTAGTACTATTTCCTCCATTGTTTTTTCTACCGTCCATAATTCAATACAAATCATTATTTGATTATTTTAAATTTAAATCTTTATACTGTCCATAAATTACAGTTTCTTTTGGCATTAACATATGGAATACAATTTTTATACCCTTATACTCTTTTATAATTTCAAATAAGTCTGTTGAACAAGCAAAGCAATAACCATCTATCCCCTGATATTCTTCGGGGATTTTTAAAAGCATTTCATCAAAAAAATCAGTTAGTCTACTCACAAACTATTTTATCATAGTTATAATTCATATTACTAACAGGATAGTAAACTCCTGTTTGATTATTAATACAATCAAAGTCTATACTCTCTGAGTATTGTAGTTGATAGTTCCCTCCTGCATGTCCTACATTTGGCACATATAAATAGTGTTGTACTTCGCAATCACATTCAGCAGTTTCTGTTTGCTCGTCTGTTGAGCAAGTACTTGACATCATTCCAAATGCCAAAGCGATTAATAGTAATTTAGTTTTCATATTTATATAGTTTTAATTGGTTAAAAAGAAATAAATTACAAAAAGTATTCCAAAATAAATACTTATAGTTATTAAAGTACAAGCTATTGAATTTTTACGAATAATTTCCAATTCATATTTATCAACGCTTTCTGAAAATATTTTAAAAGTTTTGTCTTTATCTTTCATTCTATATTTAATTGTAGCATACAGTCCTATAGGAGAAAAAAATAAATATAATATTTTACTAATTATTTTCATAAGCATCAAATACTTTGTCTAACTTGTTAATCATTCCGATTAATATCTTTGGGCTACATCCAACACAAGGATACCATTTCTGTCTGCTAAATACACTTGCGTATAAATCACAAACCCAAGTAACTTGCTCCCATTCCATTTTTAGAGTTCGATGTTCCTTAAACTCTTTGTATTGATAATACTCATCCTCTGTCAAACATCGTGCCTTAAATCTGTAAGGTAAGTTTTGGTTTATTTTTTCTTCTGTTTTTTTTCAATTTCTTGTCGTTTAGCTATTGCCAATACTTCAAGTGCTTTGTATTTCGCTTTTACTGAAAGGTGCTTTAAATATTCGATGTTGTCGTTATCTATCATAACTTTGATTTTAAAGCCTCATCAGCGCATTTGGTTAATGCTTCCGATTGTAGGCGGTTAATTAAATCGGAGCATATAACTTTTATAGCCTCGTCGATTTCTTTTACTTTTGATTTTGGTACTCGTCTTTGAAGTTTAAAAACCTCAACGCCTTGTTTATACTTCGGCTTTGCTCCTGCGTTTCTTTCGTTCATATTAAAAATCTATTTCGTTATTAATTAAAGATTTCTCTATTAGTTTAATTTTTTCTTCAGCAAGAAAGCAACCTATTTCCCAAAGTCCTGATAAACGCTCTGTATCGTCACTCTTTGCTGTTCTTAATAAACCACGTTGACTTGTTAACTCTTCTTTAGCTTTATCTAATTCAGATAATAAGCACTCCCTATTTACTTTATTTAATTTCATAATTTCTATTTGTTATTTGATTACCATACAAAGATACAAACTAATTTGATACTGCAAAATTAATTAAACAATATTTTATTAAACACCCCTAATTTATATCCATTCTAAATAATTAATCCTTATATTTGCTTAAACTAAAATTAATATTATGATAGTCACAACACAAACAATGCAATCGGAATTAATGCTTGACGGCAGAGAAGATTGGGAAGACCAATTAAAAGACTTAAAAGAAACGTTTAAAGAATTTTATCTGATAAAGTTTAAGTTGATTGAAAAAAGAAGTATAAGATACAATAAATTTGTTTTTACGCATGAAGTATTGGTTAATGATAATTATAACTAAAAAAGCACCAGTTTACACCGATGCTTTCCTAACTTAACCAAAACTAAATATTATGAAAGTAACAAAGATATAAAATTATTTCGTATGTTTGTGTAAAGTTTAGAAAAAATGGAAGTAGCAAAATTATTAATGTACGGAATGACAGATGAAGACGGCTACTTTGTTGACTTCTATTTTAATATTAACCAAGTACAAGGGATGTTTGTTAATGAAGACGATTATATAGGCGTTGTATTAAGCGGTCAGATATACGAATTAGAATACAGCAAAAGCCTATTTGATAATATAAAAGGAGTTTTAAGTTTAAAAACATTAGGATTTAATTAAATGCTCGAAGAATTAGCTAAAAAAGACAGTCAATGGAGGCGCATAGCTTTAAGGATATGTAACAACAGTTATTTAGCTGACGATATAGTTCAGGAAATGTACATAAGATTACACGATTGCACTAAAGAGATAAACGATTTCTATGTTATAATTACAATGCGTAATATCTTTTTAGGGAATTTAAAAAAAGATAGCCTACTTGTTTCTTTAGGAGAGCATGATATACAAGATAGGTCAATCAAGTATGAGTACACCGATAAAGAAAAGGAATTAACAGACAG